TCGCTTGTTGTGGGAATACTGCGAACAGGATTGCTGGTAGCGGTATAAGCCAGCGTGTTAGATTGCGACCCACACTTTAAGATTCAACTATTTCTATCCATTGTTGGTTCGGTTCAAACCACGCATAGTTGCCTTCAGGTTTTGGTGTTGGTGGTTGCCAATCGTGGTTCTCATCAAGAGTCCACGAAGAAAATGGTTTTGGCGCAACAAACACATCAGCATCAGCATCATAACTAAAACCTACGCCTGCGTATTGTTTGCGAATGTTGCCATTGTAACTAGTGCGTTTACAGGTCAGCCCTGAGTGCCACGATTGGTTTTCATAGAACTGTTCCCAAGCCTCAGATGAACCGCCAACTTCTACACCGTTGTCAAGTTGCGTAACCGTTTCATCTACGCCCGTAATTACTTTTACAACAACATTGTCTGAATTAAGAAATGCGTAATGTGCCATTATGCAGCCCAACTAACATTTCCCGAACCAGCAGTAATCGTTGTCACCTTAAATGAACCATCTATCGCTGTTGAGCCTGTTAAACCCGCACCGATTGCGATTGTAAAATTTTCTGGATAGCGCAAAATAACAACACCAGAACCGCCTGCTTTACCGTTGCCATCTACGTCATTCGTATTGCCACCACCGCCACCACCGCCACCACCTGTATTGGCTGTGCCTGCGGTTCCATATGGACCACCCAGTTTTCCACCGTTTCCACCGCCACCAGTACCGCCAGCACCACCACCTAAACTACCGCCACCGCCACCACCGCCACCGTATGAAACAGATGAACCCGTAATACTCGTTGCTACACCTGCGCCACCAGCGTTACCACGAGCAGTGTTATTGTCACTAACACCGACTGCGCCAGCACCGCCACCGCCTGAACCGTATTGAGTTGTTCCACCCGAAAAACCTTCGTTTGCGGTTGGGGTACCAACTGAACCATTGGCATTTATTGCTTTACCGCCCGTTGAACCACCCGTTGCACCATTTGAGGTTGAATTTCGGCTGTGACCGCCACCGCCACCGACTGTAGAAACTGTGCTGAAAGATGAAGCAACACCGTTGCTTGCTAAAACATTTTCGTCTGTTGAACCAGCACCACCACCACCAATCGCAACGGCATAATTTGTGTTTTTATTTAAGATCAGTTTGGTTTCAAGTGTGCCACCACCACCCGTAGCCGTAACTGTGCTACGCAAACCGCCAGCACCGCCACCGCCAGCATAATAACCTTGTCCACCGCCACCGCCACCAGCAACAACAAGATAATCAACAGCAACAACTGATGGACCTTGACCCCATTCAGATACTGCTGTGCTTACTCGTGTGCGTGAACCGTATCTAGACATCGCTAAACCCTAGGCTGTAATTCGATTTACGTAACCAAAAATGTTGATAGCACTAGTAGTCGCAGCAAAAGCAGCAACAACCAACGGAGTAGCGTTACCCTTGATAATCAAACCTGGAACCACTAAATATAAACCTGACTCGGCAGGAACCGTGAACTCCATGATGTCGCCACCAGCAGTAGCGCCACCCCACTCAATCGTCAATTTGCGGGCAGTTGTGTCATAATTCGTTGCATACAACCAAATCTCATCAACAGTTGTTGCCGTAGCCGAACCAGTATGAACAGTTTTACCTGGAGTTGCAGCATCATCAATGTGGATGCCACGACCATCAGTTGAACCGCTAAGCGGAATTTTTGTGAATGTTGCCATGTGTTATCTCCTATGTTAACCGAAAATTTGTGAACCCAAAACGATAGCCGAATCATCACCTGAAGTTAAACCAGAAGCAGCAGGCGCAGCCCAAGCAGCATCCGTACCGTTAGAAGTTAGCACATAACCGTTAGTGCCAATGGCGATACGACCAACCGTAGGACCAGCACCCATCGTCAACAAATCACCACGAGTGGTCATCGTCGACGCAAACAAGTTCGCCTCATCAGCATCATCAGCCGTGAACACCGGATAGATCGTCGCACCCGAAGCATGAGTTTGAGCCGTAGTGTCATCCTGCGCACGAGTCAACGTCAACACAGAACCAGAAATAGTCGCCGAACACTTCTCCTCAGAAGCAGTACCAGGACTTATAACAACATAAAACGGTACACCCGCAGTAGAAGGCCAACCTGTTGTCGCAGCCAAAGTCGCAGACGTGTCACCAGACGCCAAAGCGTTAGTGATCGTCGTCTGTGCTGCCGCACCTTTATATTGTCTACGTGTTACCGCTGCCATTGAACTCCGATCATATCACTACCTTACAGAACGCATCACCACAATAGCAGTACCCTCATGGTCGTTCTCTTTGTGGGTGTGTGACAACTGCTGTATTTGCATCTGTACGTTCTCGACAACCACAGCAAAAGTTTCGGTGTTTTCCTGGTAGGTGACGACACGGGGATTGTCCACCAAATCCCGCAAATACCCTAATTCGACATCCACATCCTGCCAGTATTCCCGACCGTGAACATTCAGTTTGTGGTGCATCAGTAGAGGCACCGAGAAAATTTGGGAACGCAAAGGCGCTGCATAAGCCCTAGCCATCCAACGGGTCAAAGTCGGGCCTGTCGTGGCACCCGAAGCACGAGCCAAAGTGACCTTAATTTCTGCCTCAAAAATCTTGTCCTCTAAACCGTCAAACGTTTCCTCTTTCACGTTCTCGGTTGACAAAGTAGTGAAATCGTGGAAAGCGCCACCGTCAGAAGCAACCGACAAAGTAACCGAACCAGCCAACGGCAAACATCTGAGATCAAGTTTTGGAATGAACTTGGCGTCAGGAACACCCCAACGATATATACCTGAACGCAGATAACCAGACGACACAAGGTTCGTGGCATGCGGTTGAAACACTCCGACACCAGACACCGTGAACAGTACATCGTTTTGGAATTCATGTATTGACTGCACCGCACCTTGCGCGGTTGCCATCAGATCGGCTGCGTAAGCAGGCTGGTTCGGGGAAATAAACACCGATATATCCATACGCCCGATACCAGTCGAAGTCGCATCAAAGTTTGACCACGAGAAGTAAACATATTTGCCGATACCAGCCATCGCCCCAACCGAAGCACTAGTTTCTACGAGTGGTCCGACCGTGAGGTTGCCATCGGTATCTGTTGAACAAAAACGGAACCCTGTAGTGGTGCCGAGAATGATGTAACCGAGATAGCCGTAAATGGATTGGACAATTTCGCCAAGTGGCAGTTCTGCTGCAGCAGTCGGAATGTCAAGCGACGTGCCATCGGCTTTGATCTGTGTTTTGTAAATGATGCTTGTGTTCCCTGCGTAGCCTGCGCAATAGATGTAATTTTGTCCAGCAGCAAAACCCACCCAAGTCCAGTTCGTGTTCGGATGCGTGTAGAGCGCGGATGGGTTGTTCGCTGATGAACCTGCCGCGGTAGTAATGTTCCAAATCTTGCGCTTATCCACTCCCTGCCCAGCGACCATAAGACGGCCTCGAACATAGGCAAGAACGCCAGCCTCGATGCCCGTAATGTACGCCGAAGAAGTAGAGATGCCAGCGTTCGTTTGGTCAATGTCGCCGTTGGCGTACGAATAAAACACGTGGTAGCCGTCAGATGTGATTGAATACAAATTCGATGCCGCCGTACCAGTCACCGTTGTCACCGTCACAAAATCTGTTGTGTATTTTACGTTCTGTCCATCGGTGCCATACAAACGACCATCAGCCGTAACCGCATACAGGTTCGTGCCAGCAGTCGGATAAACGTTCGTGGTGTCACGCAAAAGCGACAACCTGCCACGAGTCCACGGATCAACACCTTTGCTTGAATAGAACCTGTACGATTCGGCGTCAGCCGTATCCGAATACTGTTGACCGGCACCATAATGCCAAGACGATTGCGAACGACGCCACAAACCTTGCGGGTTTAACGCCGACTCACCAGGTTCAGTTGACTGGTCAACCGAATCACGGACACGTGCATCATACTGTCTTGTGAACTGCCCCGTTTTCATATCCAACATGTATGGGCGACCGTTGATCGCTATAGGGAAAACATCTGGTACAAGTTCCGTTGCACCCGTACCTGTATAGAACGATGATGCGGGGCGGAAAGCGTCGGTGAAACGCGTCAGCGTAGCCACAGGCTACTTCCTGAACTTGATCGGATACTGCGCTTTTAGACGTGCCGCTTCAGCGATGACACGTTCACGGCGTAAACGTTGAATGTTCGCAACCGAACCCAACACCGCACCGGCAGGCACCTCATCTGCTCGACGAGTATCGCCTTGTGATTCTGTGAAGTTTCGTTTAATTTCACGACCAGCCATCAAACGCAACACGACACCCATTTCAACAATGTCGTCACAGGTTGTCGGCAAAAAACAGTTCGTAGTTAAATCCGATGACTCTGCGGTTGCACGAACAAACGGTGCCTTGTAGCGCACACGGATCGTGCCAGCCATAACAGGTTCATCAAAAACAATAGTGTTCCCTGAAGCAAAATCTGCTGTAGGTAAACCTGTCTGCAAACGCACCCCATGAATCACAGGGAAATCGTCAGCCAAATATCGTAAACGAACATCCAACAACTCGATAATTGACCCCGAAGAAGCGATGTTCAACTGGCGGTCAGAACCGTTGTATGTCAGATCGGTTGTAACAACACGGAACAAACCGTTCGCTGTAGACGACAAATCATCAAGTTCAGCGTTGACAGCATCAAACATTTGCGCACGAGGGAACCGTGGCTGAAGGGTGATTATCGCCCCTGATGTGTGGGATGTCGCCGTCGAGCCGCCGTAACCCCGTTCAACCGTGAGCGTCTTTGTCGCCGGTGTTGCTTCCCAGACATAGAAAAGTTCGGATTCGATTTCAAATACAGAACCAGTACGAAGCCCGCCAAGATCGTAAGAGGCGACAACAGACGTGTCATCGCCGTCAATGCTTGTCGCCAGTTTGTTGCGTTCTTCAACGACCCCTCCCAACATTTGACGACTAGCCCGATTAAGGACTGTCGCTACTGTCGTCATTTAGTAAGTGTAACTCCCGTATCCTGGAAACGAACCTGCTTGTGCTTTCGCTGAAGTTTTCATGGTGCGCTTACCTTTCTTTGCTTTCGGCGCAGGGCGATACTCTTTTGCAGGTGCGCCTTTGACAGAAGATTTCTTGTTCTTTGGTAAAGGCATTACTTCTTCTTTTTCCCGTACTTCATTTTCTTGCCAGTTTTTTTGGCTTCAGCCTTAGCCATAGCCTTACCTTTAGGGGTGTACGCGAATTCTTTCTTTCCGACTTTTGGCATATTATTTTTTCCTTTTGTTGCGTGCTGATATTGCTTTAGCCTTGCTACGTGCATCCGCTTTAGACGAAGCACCCCAAGCCTGCAACGATAATAGCAGGCGTGTAGGTTTACCTTTTGTATCTCTTTCAGGCCCAGGCATGTTTCCCATACGAGCCAAGAAAGACGCTCGACGAGGATTGTCACCAGACTTAACAGGCGGTTTCAAAGTGCCACCCTTGTATGAGGCACGACCTTTAGCGTTCAACCCGCCTTTAGGGTTCTTGCCTTCTTTGCGTTGCCATGCCGGTGTTTTAGCCATTGCGTTTAGCCCAAGCGTTATCAACAAGGTTCGGGTATGGTCTGCCTGCTGAGGCTGCACGACGTTTAGCGGCAGCCTTCTTTTTTGGTGTCAACGGTTTAGATTTCTTGTTCGGGTTTTTAGTATCCCAAAATGCTTTCTTTTTCATGCAACCTCCACGGTATACGATTCGACATAACCTGACGCCAATACTACATTGACGACGCCTTCAGGTACACGCAATGGAACCCCTTTTTTGAAGAAGTAACTTTTGCCTGCTATGTCGCATTGGACCGTTCGGTTCAATATGACGTTATGCCAAAGGGTCGCTGTTTCGGGTTCTACTGCCGTCAACATTTTGCCTGCGGGTAGGGTGTCGGCAAGTTTGCGGGCCGCTTTCTCCCATGACCATTCGTGTACTTTTGGCAACATTTTTTTGGCATGATCCAAATAGCGGTGATGGTTGTTGTACATTTCTCGCATCGCTTCAGCCAACTCTTTCGGGTCGGACTGATCCCACATGCCGGTATAGATGTTGTATGTTGCGGGGGTTCGCTTGTATCCCAACACGATTGGTGACAGGTAGGCGAAATCTTTTTGTCCTGTCGAATCGTTGATGATCGTAGGGATACCCATAGCCATAGCCTGCAATGGCATCAGCCCGAAACCTTCGCCTCGGGTCACAGCAATGAAACAGTCGGCTTTCGCAAAATAGTCTATGGTTTCTTCGTCGGTAAACCATTTCCTGTGCATGAACACGTTGTCAGGTAAAACAAGATCGGGTACACCGTACGCTTCAGGGTTCGGTTTCAAATGTAGTTCGGCGTCAAGGTCAGCAAGTTTGAACGCCTCAAACACGATATCTAAACCTTTGCGCAACCATTGTGAACCACCAGCATGAAACCTGAACCGTTTGTTTGGTTCCCGTTTGCGTGGCTTCCAAATGTTTTTGTCAACCCCTAACGGTACGAGATGCACGTTGTCGTGATAGCGGGAGAACAGTTCAACATTATGGTTACAGGGTACGATGATCTGGTCATAGATGTTGCACCAGTCGCTTTGCTGTTGGTTCAGTTCACTTGATTCCCACATCGTGAAACAGGCTCGATGCTGGTTTTTGTAAAAGGTTTTTATCTGGTATGGCTGCATCATGTTCACCATCACATCGGCGTGTTCGTGTAGCGTGATATCTGCCGGTACATGTTCCATGAACCCTTTGTACATTGCACCGTACCCGTATCTTGGGTGCGGATAACCAAGCCAAGACTGGTAGTTCACTCAAATACTTCCGGGGGCCAACAGGTTCCAGGAATGATCCCGCCTTTTTTTGCTAAACGTTTCATTAAAGCAATATCATCAAAAGAATGTGGCGCGGGATTTCGTGAATACTGTTCTGTGTGATGCGTGTAATAACTACGAACCTTTGTGTCAAATGTTAAATGAATCCCCGCGGCTCGACATTCTAAAAAATATATCCAATCACTCCAACAAGCAACTTCACGAAACTTGATACGTTCAAGCAATGACAATGACCATAAGGCCCAACCAGTCAAAGGGAACCATTCTTCTTCATAAATGTTTTCCCATCCTTGTTGGGTTGGCTGATAAATTTTGCCGTCAGAACCAAGTAACGGACCTAAGGTAATGTCGCCACCAAAAACCAAATCTTTTAACGAGTCAACAGGCATACCATCATCAAGCCCGCATCCAATCATTAACTGTGTTTTCATATGTTTGGCAGCAAGAGAAAACCAAGTATCTTGGTTAACTCCTGGTTCTACAACAACCCTAAACCTGTTGCTTAAACCATCAATGGGTTTGTCTGCAATTATTAAAAATTCATACGGTTGAGGATCAAGCGCCAACATTTGTGGCAGCCATTTGGGTTTACCCCAACGTTCCCAATAATCACCCCACAACGGAGAACAAATTGTTACTTCACTTGGGTCTACTGATCGCATCAGTCTGCGATCTTTTCTAGTTTCGCTGAGCCATCAATTTTTGTTGGCTGCCCACCCGTTTTGCGTATCCGTTTATAGGCATCCAAATCTTTGTCAAGTACACGTTCTTTGGCGTTCAAATCTGCGACATTGTGACGTGTCGGCATCGCCGAACCTGACACACGGACATGGCTGATACGGCAAGCGAAGCAGCCTTCAACGTCTAGATTCGGATGTGTTTCCCTGTGTTTCATAATCCCCTAACTGATATATGCGCCGTAACCTGCCGATGTTAAAGCCGCAACTTCGGCGGCGTCAACAATGTTATCTGATCCACCCCAATAAACTTTGCTAATCGTGGTGATGTCGTTCGGTTCGTTTTCTGTGAACGTGCCGTCAGTCAACAAGAACACGTTTCTGCCCCGTGGTTCGTTGTCAAAATGTTTGAACAGGTTGAAAGCCAAACGGACTTCTTCGGATGCAAACTCGTTCGGTGGGATACCGAGCGCCACGAAGTCGTCTGTAGGTGGGTTAAAGATACTCATGTTACGTAACTACCATAGCCTGCTGATACAAGTTCGTCTTTTTCTTCTTGGGTTACAAAGTTCTTGGTGCCACCCCAATAAACTTTTGACACTTGATCGTATTCGCGTTGTTCAACTTCGGTGAATGTGCCGTCAACCAGTTTGTATACGTTCACACCAGCGTATTGTGGGTCGGCGTAACGGAACAGTCGACCAGGGATACTTGTATCAAACCTGTCGGCTGAACGTATCTCGGTTGTTGACGGTGTACGGAACAGCAACAGTTTGGTCTGTGTGGCGCTCTGTGTGCCTGTACCTGTGGCTGTGGCTGTGCGCTGGCAGACACGGGCCGAAATAATGCTGCGGGTACCGGTACCTGAGCCTGTAGCAGTACGGGACCTTGTAGTGAAACTTGTGGTGCTGGATGCCCCTGAGCCGTTCCCTGTTGCGCTACGAGGGGCGATATGAAGCGGGGTGGCACTAGATGACCCCAACCCTGACGCTGACGCTGTACGGGCGCGTGTGACCTCAAACGTGTTTGATGATGTACCTGTGCCTGAAGCAGTAGCGGTACGCAAAACGACACGCAAACCTGTAGCAGTCTGAGAACCCGTACCTGAACCTGACGCTGTGAAAGCACGAACAACGTTATTAACAGCAACAGACGAACCTGTACCAGAACCCGTAGCGGTACGGGGCGCAATATGCAAACCAGTAGCACCACCAGCAGTAGTACCCTGACCACTAGCAGTAGCGGATCGGGGAACAACACGTTCACCTTCAGCAACACTAGAACCAGTACCAGACCCCAATGCCGTACGTTTGGCGACAAGCACAATCGCTGTTGATGATGAACCTAACCCTGACGCTGACGCCGTACGCCCAACTATCCGTAGACCTGACGCCGATTGTGTACCTGTGCCTGCACCTGTGGCGGTACGTGCGGTTACACCACGAAAGAAACCTTGAGTGTTCGCAAACGGTGACGCAAAATAAATAACTTTGCGTGGCGCATAATTAGGTACCTCGGCGAATTCCCTGAACCCAGGGGTGTCCGTGAACCCGAAAGTAAAATCGGTGACTCCAGTAGCCATAGGGCTACCTCACCCTAATCGAGGCTGAGAGTTAACGCGGTGATCTGAAACGTGTCACCGGCAGTAACAGCCGCAGACGACGACAAAGCGCCAGTCCACAAACAGTTACCCGCAGTTGAATTATCCCACAAAGAAAAATGCGAATAAGTTTCCGTAGTGGAAACATTGGTCCATTCGATAGTTGCCGAAGCAGCCATAGAACCGCTTGAAGCCGCACTAAACGTAACTTCTTTACGAGTTGTTTCCGTAGCAGCATTGCTTGTACCTGCTTCACCAGGATCACCTGTGTGCAGTTTTGTGTAAACGTTGCTAACCGAAAACGATTGTGCGCGGAGAGCATCCAAAAATTTGTTTTCTGCGTAATTAGAAATAGACATTTGTTACCTCACACGAAATAATAGCAGAACGAGAAAAGGGGTCAGGCAGGGGAAAAGCCTGACCCCCCTCTCAACTTACAACTGAACTATATGGTTCAGGCGCCGAGGCTTGAAGCCGACTCGATACGACGAAGCGAAGCCTCGCGGAATCGAGCATAGCCACCGAGCCAGTACCAACCGACAGGTTGGAAACGTGACAACACATCAACTACTGGACCGCGTACGACACGTGGGAACGCGCCGTTGCCGTCAACGATTGAGTGTGCCTTCGCCAAAGCCTGACGGCCTGCGATGTGTGTGCAGTAAGCATCAACTGTTCCAGTCGATCCTGAACCGTTTGAGGCGTTCTCAAAGATTTTGGCTCGTGGAGTCTCAATGAAACGGACACCTTCAAAAGCGCCGATTTCACCGTTGTAGATGCCTGCTGGATCGCTGTACACGTGCGGGTCACGCCACGATGCTACGCCTGTCTCCTTGCGAAGATCGTACGAAACGTCTGGGTGAATGTAACCCATGTACATGCCATTGAACGAAACTGCGTTCGCTTTGCGAAGTGCAGCAACAACCTTGCGGATGTCGTTTGCTTCAATGATGTCCGTTGCTTCAATTTCGGTGCGAGCAGTTGGGGTTGTTGAACCGCCACCACCGTAGACAACGTTTGTTCCTGCGGACAGTACCTCGCGGATAACACCGTCAACCGAGATACCTGCGTTGTAACCAACGAGGTTAGCGGCTGCCGAATCCACATCAAGGAACGATGTGCCACGAAGTTTCGCTGTTGTGTTTACGGCGTTGCCGTATTCTTCCAACGTTACTTCAACTTGGCTGTCGCCCATAACTACTGGAGTTACGTCTGTGTCCTCAGTAAGTGTCGAAGTCTTTTCAGCGAGATCGTTGAAAATTGTGAACTTGACCGATGAACCTGGCATTGCTTGTGCGACCGGCATAACGTCTGCGACCGCATCGAACAAAAGTTCGCTACGAAGCGCAAAATACGCAATCCGATCAAATGCAACCTGATCTGTGAGAAGGCTGCTTGTTTGTGTTTTTGACATTTCCTGTTATTGCTTTCTCCCGACAGGAACGGGAGTCCTGCGGGCTAGATGTTTTCTGCTTCTTGCCTTGCTTGAGCCAAAATCTGCATCACTTCGTCTTGATTTCGAGCCTGATTAAGTTTCGTGTTCCAATCAGCAACAGGTTCGCTGGTTTCACCCGCACGTTGCGCCTTTGTAAGACGGTTCCACGCATCTGCCTCAGATTTAACCTGAGCGTTTTGCGCTTCTTTGTGGATGAGATTCGCTTCTTCTGCAGCCGACCGAATTGCTTCGGGTGTGAACTCGCCGTCATAACCTTTGACGAAGTATTTAGACATCGGGGAATCCATTGGAACTCCCGCTTTCATAAACGCATACTCGCGTTTAATAGCGTCTGCTTCGACAAGTGCTTGCTCTTTTGCTTTCAACTCTTTTTCAAGTTGACGCATCCGCGCCCGCACAGGGTCTTTCGGTGTTTCTTCAGTCTCGTCATCGAACTCGTTGACGTTTGACATGGCTCACTCCTTCTGCCCACGTCACATTGGAGGATCGTGACGGCTGCATAACTCACCCTTGTTTCACGATAAAGTCGGGGATTCTCTACCGGTGTTCTTTTGGGAACAAACGAAGTGTAGCACACCCCTATACAGGGATGTCAACAATATGGTTATTGTGCTTCGCCGACACCTGTTTCAACGGTTCCAGATGTTGCGCCGGTCGTTCTAGCGAACCCGCCACCACCCTGGAATTCGCCTAAACGCGCACGTTTACGTTCTTCCAAAGCCTGTATTGCGGCAACATCGTAACCGAAAGCGGCCCCAATTTTTTGTGCTTCAGTAAGGGCTTCTTCGCTACCCATCTCCGTATAAAGACCAGCCAACTGTCCCGCTTTGGTGAACGCTTGTTGTGCTTCATCGGGTGTGTATCCACGTGCGATCAAATCTTCTGCGCTTAATGCCGTCAACTGGAATCCTGCTTGTTCTTTGGCTCGTGCAGCAACTTTTGCAGCTTCAGCTTGACGAGTCAAAATAGGTGCAGCCCGTTCAGGATCAAGGAAATAAGCAGCCAACCCTGCTTCGTTTACACCGTACAGTTCTTGCATCTGCCGTTTAACTTCAGGGTCAGCATCCTGTACTGCTCGAAAACCGTTTTGTATACGATCCTGTAATTCTGATACCGACACGTCGCCTTCAAGCAGTCGGGTGAAATCGTCTGTTTGATCGTAGAAACCTGGTGGCAATCCATTAGATTGCATTAGTCGACGGTAACTGTTTTCTAGTTCCAAATAAGATGCTGGGTCTAGTTCGGCTAAACCTTTTTTGGCTCGTGCCGCGTTTGCTGCAAACCGTTTCTTATATGTGTCTTGTTCACGAATAGCAAAAATTAGTGCGTCAGGATTATTGATATCTACTTCTTGTCGTGCATAGACACCATACAAATAGTCTGAAAGATCGCTCAATCCGTAGGTTGCTAATACTGCTCGAATAGTGTTCTTTGCGTCTTGTGATGGTGTAAACCGTCTTGATTCACGGTCAAGCGCAGCAGATTCACGATCAAGTCTGGCAATACGTTCAGCAGATTCACGATCCAAACGGGCGATGCGTTCCGCTTCAGTTTCACCGCTGTCATCTGTTGGAAGTTTTGGAAAATCTGGTAAATTAACCGGTAAATCAACCGGTGTTTCATATCCACTACCGCCTGCGCCGCCATCAAGCATTTGTTCGTTACTCACATTACTCATTATTGGACCTTTCCAAACGCACGAGCAATAGCCAAACCAATACTCGTAGCATCCTGATTAGCCTGCTTAGTAAACGAATACTTATACTTATCGTTAGTACGCAACTCAGTCTCCCACTCAGACATCGACAACACACGCGGCTGCCCATCCTTACGATAATTCAAAGCATCACTAAAATCCGTAGCAAAATTAATCGTGTTAGGGTCCAACTCCAAAAGCCTTGCAGCCTTCTCCTTATACGAAGCAGACAAATCCTCTAACGTCAAACCAGCATCAATCTGTTCCGACAAATGCCCATACGTTGCCTTCGCGGCAAGACGGGCCTTACGAATCAAATCATCACGAGAAACAGCCACACCATCAGCGTTCGGCGTACCAGCCAAAACCTGCTCAACTTGCGAATCGGCAAAATCAAAAAAGTATTGTTTACCAATATCCTTCAAAGCCAAATATGGTGTTGAAGCGCGAACTTCCTTAACCGCTAGATCATTAACATATTTGCCGTCAACTTTGCTGAACAGTTCAGCGTAAGCCTGCTGTTTAAGGTTGTCGCCCTCATACCCGAACTGTGTGGCTTTCGTCAAAAACTTTGCCAAATTACCTGAACCCCAAGTAAAGTTACCGATAGCGGCTGACAACTCTCGACCTTTTTTACTACTTTCAAGCCCACGGTAAAACGAAGTACCAATGTATCTTCGATCAAATTCTTCATCAGTCATTATCTGTTTACCGGTTTTTGGGTCAATCGCTTTAGAGAACAAAGTAAACACATCCGCATATTTAGTGCGGTCAAGATCGGTAAACATCCAACTGTATTGCGGATAGTTCTCTTTAAATAACGGCTCCCACGATTTATCCTCGGCACCAAGCGCAGCAGTTTTATCAGTCTTTACTGCCTGTCGAGCAACCTTACGGTTCTCCGGTGTATCAGGCAAATTAAGTTCAACAAGTTTCGCATCAACTGCTCTTTTTAAAACCTTTGCCCCATCTGTGCCGCCCCCCGTTGACGCAGTTGGTAAGGTTTCCGTTTTGGTTGGCTCAACTATTTGTTGCCCAGATTTTTTGGCTTCCGCATTTGCCGCTTTCAAACGGGCATCCTCGGCACGAGTATTAAGAACCAAGTTGCGGGAAATTAAAGCCTTATCAGTTTGGCTTGTTAAACGAGTAAGACTTTCATTTGCAAATTGCAAATTGCTTTGTGCTTTGCGTATTTCTTCTACTGAAACTTTAGTAACATATTCTTCAGGCTTACTAAAAACGTTTAATTTTAATTCAAGTTCATCTTGTAGTCTTTTAACAGCTTGTTGTGCTTCTTCAATTTTTGCAGTTTTTTCTTTACCTGCCGTAACTTCTGGTTTTTGTTTTTCTTTAAGTTCACCAAGTAGCGTTTTGGCATCTTCTAAATTGTAAGTCACACCTTCGTAAACAAACCTTTGACCGCCACTATCAACAAATTCTTGAAGTTTTTTAATATCGTCTGCAATAGCCATTACGCCCCCAAAGCCTTAATACGGGCATCCATTATTGCAGCCAAATTGCCGGCAGCAAAACTCTGTGCCTCAGGTTGAAACTGTTGAAGAATCTTCTGCTCGGCAAACACCGAAGGATCAGTCGCCGCCTCATACACACCACCAGCAGCCTGACGTTGGCCCTCAGCAATTTCCATTTGCCTAAACCCGCCAGCAATCCTGTTCGCAGTCATCTCATCAATCTCATACCCCAACAGTTCCCTTGATGATCTTCGAACCAAAGTTTTCACATCATCCGGTGAAGTGACACGAATAGACGGAGCCTTCTTCGCATAACTACTGTTCGGTACACGTTGCATAAACTCGTTGTAAGCCTGAAAATATGGTTTGCCTGCAAGGTTGGCGTAAGTTAAAAGATCACCGAAAGCTGCATAGTCTTTATCTTCAAAACCTGTACCTGGGTCATAACCAGAAATTTTGGTTGCTAAACCTGTAAGTATTTTTTTGCGTTCTGTTTCATTAAGGTTGTTTAGAAGTACCCGTGGGTCGTTTCGTATGTCGTAAAAACGTGAAGTAATCTTGCCCGTTTTAGGGTCTTTTTGCAAATACGGAAGTTGCCCTGTCGGGGAAGCATAGTCAGCAGGCAACCCTGTAGTAAACGAAACAGATACACCACCGCCAGGAATAGCACCAAGTACCCCTTCTGCGGGGTTAACTGGTTTAGTATCTTCAGCCATTATTCATCAACCTCTTGTAAAAGTAACCGGTCATACATTCTAGCGAAATTAGGATATTGTTCTTTCAAAGTAACAGCATACTCTCTTAGATATCCACGCAAATCTGCGGCGTTCTTGCTACGGTCAATGCCACTCAAACCACGGTTAGTAGCCTCAACCAATACGGCTTCACGGGTTTGCAAATACTGTCGAGCCGCTTCAGCGATGTCATTGTCGGCAAGACTTGGATCGTTAACAGCCCTAGTCAGTTCATCGATTTGGGTTTTTAATTTGTTCGGGTCAAATGTGCCGGTAGTGAAACCTGGGTACATTTCACCCAAATACTCACGGAAATCACGCAAATACTGTTTCTGTTCAGCGTTCGGATACGGGCCAACCAAATCTTGTACTTGACGGTATTGGCTGTACGCCGCATATTTTTGTGCTGCTTCCAAAGTTTCTTGTGGGGTGAGCCGTTCACGTTGGCCTTTTTCTAACTGGCGACTGTAAACCTGCCAGTCAAGATCGGTGCCACCCTCGACAAAGAACCCTGCCACCCCAGAGTATTTGCGGAACAATGCTGGATTGGCGCGTTCAAAGTCACCGAACTGTTTGCTTGCTTGCAAACCACCATAAACGGCTTTAGTTTTGCCCGACAAATATACGAACACGTCTTCGCCGTAAGTGTCCAAGAATCGTGGGATTGCGCTGTCATAATCTTCTAGTTGCAGTTTGCGCAACTCCATTGACAAAAGGTTTACCGCAACATCTCCTTGTTTGGTTTCCACAGTAAATTTGTTTGTTGGTCGAGAAGGCCCTAAAAACTGTCCAATGCCCCGCAAAACAGTTAAGAACCTTGCTTTGTTGATGGTGTCCTCGTATAGTTGGTCGCGCCCATCGTCGGTTGTTAAATCGTATTTAGTTGTTGTCGCTAACGCTTGATATGTTTCCATGAAAGTGTTACCGAATGTGTCAGCTGATTCAGGCGAAGAAAAGAAACCTTGTTCAACTTTTTTGAACCATGCAGGCATAGCCGTGTTTAACAATGCTTGGAATGTGCCGCCTTCGCCTTTTACATCTATTTCACCGTAAGGCAAAATAATTGATTTAATAAAATCTGTTTGCGGAATATCTTTCAATAATGCTGAAGCACTAATTTGTGCTACTGGCCCTAAACCTGGTTTAACATCCAAACCCATTAACACGCCTTTAACTGGTGCTTGCAAAGTTGATTTAACACCTGGACCGCCACCGATAATGCTGGTTGCTAAATGAGTGAAACCTTGCGAAAACGGGTAATCAAACGACCATTCACCTGTTTGTGGATCGGTGTAAAAGAACCCTCGACCATCGCCATCAGGGTCGGCTTCTTGTCCTCGATCAACAATAAGTTGTGTTTTACGCAAAGCGTTAAGGTTTGGTAACGGTATGCCGCCTGTTTCTACTGTGTAAATACGGCTGATGCGTCGAAAGAACTCTGCTTGCGCTTGACCGAACGGAATGACAATACGAGCAACATCAATGAGGTTGTTTCGTTCAGATGAGTCGTACAACATTTTGGACAAATCATCCAATGCCGCACCTTTAGCAAATTCGTCAACATCATCTAAAGACAATGTGCCGTCAAGTCGTGACGGGTTTGCTTGCAAATCAAGCAACTTTTGCCACCTGTCACCCACAACTGGTCGTGATGGTCTAAACAATCTTGAAACCATGTCACCGAAATCTGCACTATCACCAACATAATCCGATGGGCTGATTCCAGCATCAGCGGCTTTGCGGGTAACGTTCGCAATCAAAGTATCAAGATCAGCCGGTGAAAGCGATGTAGCTAGTTCGTCAACAGCCCAAGAGTAATAACGTTGCTTAAACGCTGGTGCGCGTTCAATGTACGCTGTCGGTTTGCGAGACATGAACCCAAAAAATCTGTCCATTGTGTTATCCCAGTTTTCTTTGAAACCACGTTTACCAAGATCAGCAGATACACGAACTTCGTGTGCCATAACTTGTGCGATGTTTGGATCGTTGTAAATATCTGTTCGAGCCAACAAGTTTTGTAATTCTTTTGTTGATTCGCCATCTTTGAAAGCAAACGGTCTAACAATGTTTTCGTCGTTTGCGTCAACACGAACCGTCATTATACGACTGTTTTTTCTTGAAGGGTTAACAGGTATTTCTTGTACGGTTCCACGGAAAGAAGAATCCCAACCGAACGTTCTAGCACTAATTGTTTGTGGTGGTAACAAACCAGTTGAAACAGCGATACGCAAACTGTCATGGCCGCCGACATTCACGTTAAAACGTGCGCGATAATTGTCTAGCAATAAACGCAAATTGTGGTCGTCATTTAAGTCAATCGATACTTTGCCGGACCAACCGCCACGCCCATTATTTGCATCACGATCCCAAACACTTCTACCATTAACGTGATAGTCCTGTTGGTCACGAAACCATTTCTGGCCATCAGGATCGGTTCGGATATAGTTAATTAGTTGATCGTCGGTGTCACCCAAAGCAATCCTGCGCACCAAAGGATCGGCGTTTAGCAAACCAATTTGGTCGCCGTGTGCTTCAACAACTTTAGATTCAGGGGCTTCATACCGTTTAACATCCTCAAAAGTGCCTGACCTTCTAGACATTTTGGTTGGATAAGACGGATCACTATAATGACCTGTTACAGCAACACCTGTTGCTTTTCGGTAATCTTCCATACCATTGATGGCTTCATCAAAAAGTTCGCCTCGAATATCTCCGATGCCTTTACGCCCGATTTTGCCACCAAGCCAACGATGAGCCGACCATTGCATGTGTTGAAGCGGGTGACGAAAAACGCTAGTAACAGGTTTTTGTGACAAAGCCAAACTGATTTGTCCTTCAGCAAGATTACGAACCGTATAGCCACCTGTAGCCAAAATAATTTTCTTAAAAAATTCTTCTTGAAAACCAACTATTGCCGCAAAAGGCAAACGCAATTTGCCTGCTTCAGCCAAACGAGCAACATTGCCGTCAACATATTCGCCTTTAGGATTTTTACGCCAAATCTTGTTGTAGCGACCAGTCAAAGCCCGTACCTGTCGAACATCAGGCATCTCCATAGAAAGATTTGCTAACTCTGAAACAAGTGTTGGGCCACCAAAAACAGCGTTGGCTATCTGCCCGTTTTGTTGAGCGACACCCATAAACATATTTCCATCATCAAGTTGACCATCAACACTTGCCCCATATTTTCGAGAATTCTCAACATAGCCTCTAAACGAATTTCTTACAGCACTAGCAACATCAGGGTCAACACCATTATCAATCCATGATTGAACAATTAAATCATTAAACTCATCGTAAATTGCTTTGCGAGCCGTAGGTGTAGCACTAGGCCCAGCCATCGCATCAAGCGCACGATCCAAAAAACGAACACGAACATTTTGATCGGTTAACGAAACTTTCATCCAACGATCAATGTCGTTAATTGTGCGCCCGACATCACGAGGGTTTTCTGAACCAAAATCAATGACTGTGCCTTGTGGCCGCAACTCAAAAGCGCGAGCGGTTAAACGCCCTGCTTTGTTTCCAAATTTAGTACTTTCAAACGAACCAACCAAATTATCTATCACTTTGACACGTCGAGCATTAGATAAACCAAACAACCTTGTTCCAGGCATAACAGTACGAGTAACACCCAATTTGGGTTTACCTAAAATGTCAACTAAAACTTCTTCTACTTCGGCAGTCGAAGCAGCGTTGCGTAACCGTTGAACCGTGTCAGGGTAAACTTTGTCGCCAATAAGTTTGCGCACAGCATCAGCGGTATCGGCTTCTACAAGTCTGTCAATAAGGCGCAAACCTTTGTCTGATCCTAAAAATTTGTTTGCCGTAGCCGCATCAACTGTTTGGCCGATAATACCCGCCGCTACACGTGCGGCCCGCAGTTCTTCACCTGTCATTTCAGACATTTTGATTGCGGTGCCTTTGCCACGTATAATGTCCAAGCTTCTGTCAACTCCTTTTAAGACATCGCTTGCGCCTTGTGCTTCAGCCGCAACTTTTACAGCACCAGCAGCCTGTTTGAACCCAGGGGCAATAGGTACAGCAATCGTTAAAGCACCATCAACAAAACCTGACATCAAGTTGTATGCGCGAGAACCTTCGGTTAAAACTGTGCCAGCCAAACCACGGCCAATAGTCCAAGCATGACCACCAGTAGTTGTGCCACGATAATTTTGTACCCGTTTAGTTTGGAACTGTTTTGCTTCGCCACCTAAAAAGAAACCATCACCGGCTTGTTCATCGTTTTTGATTAGACTGCCAAGATCGGTTGAAATAAACCATCCGTCAATACCGTCAGGGTTGTCGGAGAAAATTTGTGCTGCGGCACCTTGAAGTGTTTGGATAGGCAAATCCATAGCCGCAAATGTGTATCGACTAGCTGTTTTAACTCTATCGTAAATGTTTCTTTGAAACCAATTTTTTTTAGGTTTCAACGCATCGGGTTGTTGGTTAAGTTTTAATGCCGTTGTACTAGCAATATCTTTAAGTTGTTCATCAGGCAAACCTGCTTGTGCTGATGATAAAACAGCACCTGCTGGTAATTGCGGATTATTGCGGTAGATTTCGCCTACACGCGCAGCAAGTTGCGGCGTGGCTTGTGTAACAAAAGTGTTTAATCGGTTTTGTTCTTCAACAAGTTGCTTGTAAACAATTTCTTGTTCTTTTAACGATAATGGTACAGGCATTACTGCCCGCCGTCACGCAACGCATTTATCAAATTCTGTAAATCTGGGTTTGGGTACATCGTATTCAAATAAACAAGTTTGTTTAACACGTCGTCTGCTGGTTCAATTACTGGCATAATGTTTGCACCCATAGCGTTAGGGCCTGCCCCAAAGTTTGCGCCTGCCGTGATTGGTTCGTTAGGTCGTGCTGTTGGTGCTGTTAACGGTGTCAATGTGCCTGGTGCTGTTCGTGGTCGTTTTTGCACCGGTGACGGAACTGTTGTCGGTGATTGGCCCATTGGTACGGCTTCTTGTGCGCGTTGTTGCGCTAAACGTTGACCGTACTGTTGGTTTGATGCCGTAGAGATTGGAAGTTTTTCAGCCATTTATGCCCCTAGTTGTGCTAATAGTGCCTCGATAGGTAATGGCCCTGCCGGACCTGCTACTGGTGCTTCTGCACCCATTCCTGGTAACGCTAAACCTGGCATTGTTTCTGGTGCGCCTGCCGGCATTGCTTGTGCTTGTCGGTCTTGTGCGCGTTGCTGTGTGCGTCGAACCGCTTCGTAAAGCGTAACGTCTTGTTCCAACACAAGTTTGGTGAGATAAGCAAGATCGTCTGGTTGGTATGGGCCTTGCGGGTTTACTGCCTGCTGTTGAATAGATGACAGCAACGCAGATTCTACGCCTTCTGCGATGATGCGGTCGTGTTCAAATTCTGGGTCAGAGATTAGCGGGTCGGCTTCTCGTGCTGATTCTTTTGACATTAGACCTGTGCCGAGGCGTTGCCCCAAACCAATAATTAGATTGTTTACGTCTGATCCTGCTGCCGAATATGAAACATAGTGGAAGTCTGTTTGCCAAACTTTGTTCGGTGTGTATGATTCTTGTCCGACCGATGATCGTGACGGGATGAAGAACGTTTTTGTTGCTTCACCCCAATACGCTTTTTCTAGGGCAATAGCGATTTTATCTTCGTGAAGTAGAGAGTTTGCAAAAACTTCTTGGGCTTCTTGAACACGGTAATCAACGGTTGCTGATAGGACTGCTTCGCCTCGGCGACCGGTACGGATGTTTGTTGCCGATTCGCCACCGAACTCTGCTGGGATAGCACCCTCAAGTCGTTCTTGGCGTTCAAGTCTGTCTAACGCTGTATCGGTTTTGTAGCCTGGGTTTAGTTGCAACTGTTGAATGTCGCCACCTTTGACAACACCGAGTACACCGTTTTTGCCGTCAGCCATCTGAAGTATTTCAGGGTTCTCACCTGGTCGTGCGATCAGGTATTCTTCAGGGAAAATGCCGCGCTCGATAGCGATCTCTGTTAACGCCTGAAGGCGAGCGCGAGTGTAATACATGCCGAGGATGCCATCAAATTGTCCTCGTTGCTTATCTAAAGTGATTCGTTTCGGTACGACAGCGAGTGGCATACCTGTACGGTTCGGGATGCCTTCCAACATGATTGCTTCTAATCCTGCGCGTTCGGATTGTGAAAGCGCCGGGTTATCTTCGGCACCTAGTACGACGAGTTGTAGTGATTCGTCTGAAACATATTCGAGCATTGTGTAGCGTGAATCGGAGTCAACTCTGCCGAAACGTAACTGGTTGCCTACAAGATCACCGTAGTTTCGTAGCAGAAAGTTTGCTGTTACCCGTGACGTGAAAATACAGTTCTCTGGTACTACATCATCTTCGTCTGTTGGTGCAGCGAAGGTGTCTAACGGGTTGCGTACAACCCATTTTGGTGTGAGGGTACCGAAATCTGGTTTAAGGAAAACAGGGCTTGACGAGTAGGCGAGTAGGTGTCGGGCGCGGCGACGTAGTTTCATTTGCATACGGTTTTCATCCCAGAAACCGAGCAACGCTTTTTTGCGCATACGAGCATACTTTTTGGATAGTTCACTACCTTCACGCACAGGTGGGAAGAACGGTGATGGCATTGTGCTAGATACACGCATCGACATCTGATCCAAGCCTTGTACAAGGAGGTTTGCTACGTTTGTTTTGGCGTTACGGTCCAATTCGTTTAACGGTACGATGACGTCACCGTTTGCTAGATCGCGGACACGGCGCATCTGTTCGTGGACAGGACCGAGTGCAAGTCGGCGCTGATGATAAAGTTCTACGATTTCGTCTAAAGAGCGCATGTTATATGCGTGTCACAATATCATATTAAATCCAAGATGGTCGCCACAGGCGTGGCGGCGCTTTAACAGGACCTAAAGAAGGCATGTGTAACTCGGCGAACCAATGCGCCATCACAAGGTCGGTGCCGTTCTTTTTGTTCCGAGTCCAAGACGTCATCTCCTCAATGAACGCCAACGTTTTCCAGTTTTCGCGCATAGTCGGCAACCTAACCTGACCGTTACGCCACAACGGTGGCAATAGGGCTTCCACACCCAGGTTTTCATCCAGTTTGTTCCGTGAAGTAGTGTGGGCTACTACCATCACACTATGGAGAGCCTGCCACTTCCTAACGAAATCGTGAGCCAACAAGAACCGTTGCGCAGCGTTAACCTCAACAACCCAATGGGAGATCGGGTACCCCATCTCGAACGACCTGTTTTGCCATGTCTCCATTACGCCGCCATACTCGCGGCTGCCGGTATCAAATCCTAAAAGTTCTTCGGCTGTTAAACGGGTTCGTTCAACATCAATCAAATATCTGAGATTGGTTTCAGGTTGATACAGCCACCATTGGATCGCCCAAAAGTTTGTTGGTGAGGGGTCAACTGTCGCTATAGAAATTATTGGTGGTTCAAGATGCAACGGAATATATCCCGGCCGTCTATCGTTATCGATACACCCTGGATACAGCACCCCGTCAGGACCCATGCCACCTGTTGCCCACACTCGTTCAATCAGATATGTGCCTGTAGCTAAATCTTGTTGCTGATACACGACCTCAAATTTTTGTGGGGTGCTATAGCGGATGTACGATAAATCTTTCCAAGACAAACGGTACGGGTCCAACAAAGGTCCGTTAGGCCACGGCGGTGACGTAGTTTTTTTGCTGTCTTTACCGGTATCCAACTCCTCGTAGTATGCCTTGTAGATGAGATGATGGTATTTGGATTTTTTTTCTGGTTCGACACCAGCCGACTTGTCGGTGACATCGGAACCGTCGTAGTTGTCCTCGAAATCTTCGTAAGTGATTTTAGCGAGACAATGTGCGTACAGATCACCGGAACCCAAACGTTGCCCTATCACGGCCAACAGGCCACCTGGGTCGCATCGTGCTTCAGCCATCGTATCCCACCGTTCCAACAATTTGTCTCGCGCAACTGACTCTTTGCTGTTCTCTGAGGATGCCACGTCGTCAAACAAACACAGGTCGGCTCGATGACCGATGAACTCTGAATCAATACCGTACGCCGAAACTGTCGGCTCTTTATTATCCAACCCACCCAACGATTCTTGTTCAACCACAAATTCTTCTGCCCGCCACAAAGCACCAGACGACGAAGGCTTAAACCTGCCATAGTCGATAGATAGGCAAGCTTCAGCGTTCAAAGCCAACCCTTTCTCCACAAGAATCGCATCAGGTTCCAACGGAAACGGGCGTTCAAGGGTTTCTCGGATACGACGCGAATACTGTTTTGCCAAAGTCTGTGTAACCGATCCGATCAACACACGAATTTTACGGTTACGGACAATCATCCACACCGCAACATCATGAAACAACGTCGATTTACCTGCGCCAGGCGGCACGTTCAAACAAACAAACTCTTTCTCCGGTGACTCCAACCATGCCACAATCTTGTACGCCGCATCAACCTGCCACGGCGAAGGTACACGCCCCAGATAGCGTCTACGAAAATAATCGAAATCATCCAAAGCCCGCTGCGCCTCAGGACACAACCTGTCAAACGGAATAACCGGCGGCAAATCAGCGACATCCATAACCTGTTTCCATTGATCGGCTTGAACACCACCCTCTTTTTTGCGTACCTTCCCCGAATCGATACGCGCCAACTCCAGATCGGCTTGCGCTACACGCCGTTTAGCATCCCATTTTTGTGCCGTGTTGTAATGTACCGCAGCGATCTTCGCCGCTTCTTTGATTGACATACCAGACGCCCGCGCCTGCCAGTATCGTGCCACATCTTGTGGCGGTACTTGGCGTCTCCCCGAACGGCCCGCTGGCATTATTTCTTTTTAGGTGTCTTTGATTTATTTTTTGATTCCAGGGCGCGTGAAGTTTGACGTGCAACGTTTGTTGCCACAACCGTATTTAGAATTGTATCTACTTTTTTGCCTTGCTGTATTACCTTTTGGGATTCGGCTAATGCTCTACCTGCTCGAACCGACTCAACAGACTTCGATGTTTCAAACAACTTAAAATTTGTGGCAGCCAAATCCTTGCCCATTAGGTTTACTTGAGCAGTCTTGATTGGTGCGGTAGATGAACGAACTTCTCCAACTCCACGTAGAATTCCTTCACGCATACCAGTTATTTCATTTTTGCCTAAACGAAGCGTTTTAGTTAAAGCGTTTCGTGTTACTGGAAGTGCTTTTGCTTTGTTTGCTGCGTTAACTGCTTTTACTGCGTATAAAGGTTTAACAAATGGTGCTACATATGATGCTGCTGATAATCCAACCATTGCTGCGTTAGATACAGAACGGTCTTTTGCAAAACGTTTAACATCGTTAATCCCAGAAACTTCTTTAGCAACTGTGCGAGCAGTTTGATTTGACAAAACATTGCTCAATGGTCCTAAAAATGTTTTTGCTATTTTGCCTGTTACTGTGTCGATTGCTTTGTTTTTGAAATTGTCAAGGTTACTACCAGAAGCATCTGACATAGTCAAATTAGGTTTCATACCACGATTACGAGAAACAGGTTTCTTTTTTGCCATATTCGATGTGGGTCGATTATTAGATTTAGGTTTGCGTACAGCCATATACGTATGATACACTAACACCCGTTGGCGGGTACCGTTGAACATCCCTTATTGGTTGGGGAAAGCTTCCGGACTCCCTACCCGCCAACATAATTTTTTCAAACAGTTGCAACAAACAAAACCATCTGATACCATCACACCACTAAACCACGGCCGTACACCCCTTGCAAGGTGCGGGGCATCAACACCTGGGAACAGGGGTAGATGATCCTGTCATAGGATCAAGCAGCGTAACTAACGTCAACTAGTTAAACATGGTGTCGGCTAAAACAATGGCTAACGGCCACCAACTCGAAAGAGTGAAACGTGGGGGGAAGTACCTGTCGCACATACGTTTGACCTAGCGCACTCGCATACGCTCGCTTGCTCGCAGCGATGACCAGCACCCTTTGTCCACATGCCTCTTTTTTTGCCGTTTTTTTCTATGGCAAAAACTTGTCGGCCCACCACCCAAAGTGAACACAAAACCACACACAGAGACACACCCTTATACGTATCTATGGGGCCCCGCGCCTCGGCAGACCCCCGATCACCCGCCCCCCCGTGTGCGTCGCGTCGCGTTCGCAACCCGCACCAATAGCGCGCCCATAAAGCCCATTATGTTAAGTAGCGCGCACCCGCCCCCCGCTAGTTTCTTCTTCGGCACGTCATCGGGGCATCGGCAACGCATCGCGGAGAGTTGCGACACGTTCGCGGGCGGTTCTTCGTAGTTTCGGGGCAACGGCGCCTAGTTGTGTTTGTGTTGTGTTGGGGTGGCCGCAAGGGTGGCTTGTTGGGGTTGTTTGACAAGTTGTTGCGGATAGTGTTTAATGGGTAGTGGATCATTAGACAAGTGATCTGCGCGCTATGGGAGTGGCGCATATTATGGCTAGATTATTGCGAGACAATGACGCGGTTAGATATCCGCGTGTTTATGGTAAGCGCGATGATGATGGGGGCGTTGTTGTTACGTTCACGTTCACTCAGTCGGTGGAGTTCGACGGGGCGGAGTTGGTCGGGTTATCTGATCGGGAGATCATCGAACGGGCGCGGGTTATGGCGGCGGCGGCGTATGATTTTAACGCTAACGGCGGCGCGTATTTGTTGTTAGGTGATGCCGACGCCGATTTAGAGAATATGGGGGCGGAGTGATGTTTAACGAGATCACGACGCTAAACGACGCGGTAGAGATCGATACCCAACGGGTGCAAATTGTTTTCGTTATCCCGTCTAATTTCGATGCGGAAAGTTTCATTGATGAATTAGTAGCGTGTTATTCGGAAATGAACCCGCACGACGCGCGGCTAGTTAGTTATGAATGGGCGCGGGGGGTAAATAATGTCTAATAAAATTTTGACGTTAGGCGACGCTCTAAACTATTTAGGGATCATCGGCGGGCTAGTTGTGTCGATGGTGGCGTGTGTTTACGTGTTGGCGCGTGTTGGTGAGAGTTGGGCGCGTCGCCGTTGCCAATATCGGCACCCCGCGAGTGTTGGGCGTAGGGCGCGGATAGTTGCGCAACGTCGCGCACAATTAGACGGGCGGGGGGTGATTAAATGAACGGGGCAGATCACGACACGGCGTTATTTGTGGAGATCGCTAACGCGTCGACGGAGACGCAACGCGAACGGATAGCGGCGGAGATAGCCGCCAACGTTGACGGAGACACGCCTAGCGGAATAGGGCTAGACGGTCGGGCGTTGGAGTTGGTTAGCGCGGTTATGAACGCCGACGGCGAGTTATATACCGACGGCGAGTGTCTAGACATGATCGGGCGCATCGTCGATATTTGGCGGGCAACTAATCTAGACGCTTAGCGGATCGCCTAGCCCGATATTGGGGTAGCCCGTCATAGGGCAACTAGGCACTAGCGGGGCAATTCCGCCCCGTGAATAAATAGATAGTTGGGAGACTATGACTATGAGTAAGTATAAATGGGCGTTAGATTACGCCGACAAGTTAGACGAACTAGACGCGATGCGGGAGACACTTAGCGCGGAGTTATCGGCGCGGGATAGTGGCGACTTGTTCGCGCGTTGGGGTGCGGGAGTTGCGGGGCGGGGCGTGTTGCGCAACTCCGACAAGTTGTCTATTGAGTTGTGCTACCCGTCGGCGGAGTTTTCTAGCCACTCATCGGGCGCATATTGTCGGGGGGTTCATTATGTCATCGTTCACCGCAACGGGGCGACGCATCGGGCGACGTTGCGAGTCAATGGCGACGTGCGGGCGAGTGATGGCGAGTTGTCTTATTTCGTCGATGATGACGGGGCGGAGCGGGTGCCGTCGTGTTTCATTACAGATACGACGCTCCCCGACGGTGCCCGCAAGATTATTAACGACGTTGCCGCCGATGAGTGGCGCAAGTTGGCGGTTAGCCCCGCCGAGTTGTGGCGGGAGTGTTTAACGTCGGCGATCCGTCGCGAGTTGTTCGCGGATAGTGCGCCACGTGCGCGCGGGTTGGTGCGGGAGTTCGGGGGGTACTGATCGACACGGTAGCCCTAGCCCCGCATTGGCGGGCTACACGTTCGCGACGTGTCTAGGGCGCAAGGCTTAAACGCCGATTAACAACACAACTACTAGACGGGAGACTAGACATAATGATAGATAGAGATACGGCGACATCGACGACGACGGCGACACTAGGCGACCTAGTGCGCATCGTTGGGGCGATGTCTCAACACGTAAGCACCGACGCGGCGCGGCAAGCATTGTGCGCCATTGTGATCGGGGCGGGGCAGATAACGGCGACGGATAGCTACACGGCGGCGATCTTTACCCCCGACACGGCGATTACGGCGGGCGATACCGTAATGATTAACGGGCGGGAGCTACTGACGGCGATAACTAACGCGCATAAGGCGTTAAAGCGCGACGGGGTGCCGACGATAGAGCTAGTTAGCGACGGCAAGCGTTGGGTTATGACGGCGACGGGTGCTACGGCGACAACGACGGCGGGCGGCGATGTCATCGACGCGCACTATCCGAACGTTAACGCGGTATTTAACCAACCCGCCGACACGATGAACGGGTGGCTACCTACGGGCGTGAACGGCGACTATCTCGCACGGATCACGACGGCACACGGCAAGCTAATCGGCAAGGCCGACACGCCGCTAGTCATAAAGAATTGGCAAGGCAACGTTAAGCCGATCCAATTTGAGACAACTACCGAACTAGGCACACTCCGACAATTACTAATGCCGGTGCGCCTAAAATAACCCCCCTATCGGTAGCCCGTCGTCGTCGATACCGGCGGCGGCGGGCTATTGACATTCTACGACGAACACGATACTATTAACTTATCCCTACTAGATAGGGCTACTGAATGGGAGTTCAGATATGAGAGATATAACCATAACTAGACAAGTGTTTACACTTGACGAACTATCGCCGGCGGCGCGAGAGACCGCAATAAAAAAATTGCGCGAGATCGCCTACGAGACTTTACCATCGCAAATAATTAGCGAAGGCTTAAACGGCGAACTATACAACGTACTTACTGGCGAGTGGGTGGGCGACATTGGCGATAAAAAATTGGCTAAAGACATCGGCCTAAAAATTGAGTGGTCGCTTAGTTATTGTCAGGGCGACGGCGTGGCGATCTACGGCACACTCGATAGCGGCGACGCTACTGGCCTTAATTGGGGTGACGCTACTAAAGCGATCCTTACCCGTAATCATTGGGGTAATCATTACACTCACGGCAACTGTATTGACATCGCGCTATATCGGTACGACGATGAAGGTTATGAGATCGACATAACCGATACCGACTATTTTGCGGATCAGATTAAAGATATTTGCCGCAAGCTTGAACGACACGGCTATGCGGAGATAGAAAACTTGACTAGTGAGACAACGGTAATTGACATGCTTAATGACTGGCATGCCGATATTGCCCGCCGGTTCAATGACGACGGTAGTTTTGCGCCGGCAGAGTTTTGGGGGGCACAATGATTATTGTTCGCAACCGCGACGGGAGCTACCTGATCTCCGATGTCATCGACGGCTACCGTGTAGCCCGCCGATATGTCGGCCACACTAAACGCTACGCGCAACAACTATTTAGGCAAGAGCTTAAACAACTAAACAAGGGAGATAACTAATGAACGTCAAAGAATTAGATCAGATTAAACGGTTAATGAACGTCATTAACGATAACGTCGATAGCCGTTGCCCTATCTGCGGCGACAAACTATCGGCCACAATAGGTAGCTTACAGCCACGATGGGCAGATTATTTTGACAATATCGTATGCTACGACTGCGCGACAAGTATCGCTAAATGCGTAGTGTGTCTATCCGATGTCGATATAAGCGACAACGGCGACGACAACGGCGAGATATCTGACGGCGATACCATTTGCTCCCATTGTTTATATAACCAATGAGATCACGCGCAGACATCCGGCAACGCGACGCGGTGCTACACGCGCTCGACGCTATAACTATCGGCATATTAGGCGACAAGTGGAGTGTCGTTGCGCATATGGCCATAAAGACCATACTATTAGACATAGTTAACGACGGAGATAGCCAATGATCCGCACGAACACTACCGACGCGTTCACAACAACGTGCCTGATTCTATTTGTGATCGCGTTATTTACCGGCAACGATAGCACCGGTCTTGACTGGTTACTCCGCGCCATATGCGTTTACCCGTTCACGCATTTAGCGTGGCGGGCATACCGCCGCACCCGTTAAGCCAGGCACGTCATTAAACGGTATCTCATATCGCGTTACCGCCTACCCCGACACGTATGGGTAGCGCAACGCTACGACGGCCGCTATTGGGCGGGAGAATACAAGTGGCACGGCACGACGTTCGTGCGCGACCTACACGCCGCATATTGTTGGGGTAGTCGATCAGCTTGCGAGTGTGCGATCCGATCTACGGAATGGAATACAGCGAACTTTACGGTGGATACGGTGCTGCCGGTGCGCGTCAACTACGGCGATCTAGTCGCCGATAAGCCCGCGCCACGACGCAACAAGTTCAGCTAACTCGATATCGGTATAGCCGGCGAGTGGCGTATCGTCGTCGGTTAACGGGTCGGTGATGTCATCGAACAACGATGGTTGCCAACTCATACGGCTTGCCATACCCTGATCGGTCGAGCATGACATTCCGGCCTACTCGATGGCCGGTACCGGTTCGTTGGTGCGATCAACCCTAAGCGTTTAACGGCGACAACTACCGCGCCGATGGCGCGTGGTTCGTGCGGGGTGGCGATGTTTCGGCGTTCAAGTTCACACCAAATATCGTCGGTCGTGAAGTCGAAGCTGGCTGCGGCCACGTCTCGAACAATGTTTACGGCGTGTTGCCACCAGTCGGGGTCGGCGTTTACGGCGACATCTACCAAAGCTTGATCGCGTAATTGGATACCGGTGTTCATGGTTTAGTCCAACCTAAGTTGGATGCCCGCCATGTTGATGCGGAATGGTTTGCTTCTACGCCTTTGCTGGTTGCGTTGTCGTCGTACAGCCGCAGGATATATATGCAGGGGTCTGAGCCTTCGGAGAACTGTTCATCTTCGGTTGCTGTTGTCGGTAGCCCGTCATGTATTTCGCATACAGGTGGTGAACAAAAATTGTTTTTGTATCCGTACTGTAGCCATTCGTCGAACGTCATTTGGTTTTGTCCTTTGTGGTCATTGGTTGTGTTTGGTGGTTGTTTGCGCATGTCGGTGGCTCTGACAGCTTGACGTAGGTGATTATGGTGTTGCCGCAAGTAGGGCAAACCCATTCGTGTTTGATCCCCTTCATCGCAAGTTAGAATGGTTCTTCGTCGGCCAGTTTGACTGGTGCTGCTGCCGGTTTTGGTGCCGGTTTTGTTTTGCTGACGTTCGTGGTGCCTGCCGGTGCGAGTGACCATAGTTCTGCGTCATCAAATTTGGCGACCCGTTTGCCGAGGATCACAGTTTTTGTGTCGCCTGCTTTGGTGGTGACTTCGACTTCCATATCTGGTTCGCCTGCGAACTCTTTGATGCGTACGCCCCATGAGTCGTCTTTAAGTTTGTAGAATGATGCTGACATGAATGTTCCCCCTTTGAGGTAGTTTTGTAGTGGATTAGATATTCGGATCAGAGTTCTGCACCCTGAGCCATTGCTATTCTCATTCGTTCAACCATCTGTTTGTAGGTTGATAGTTCTCGGTTGATATCGATGGATGCTTGAACTGCTATATCCAAGTTCCATATTAGTTTTTCGTTTTCTTGTTTTAGTTCGTCACGTTCTTCACGTAAACGATCTAAACTGTTTTGCAGGTCGTTACAACGTGCATCCCACATCGCTAGTTCTGACGCCTGTGCATCGGTCATAACCCCATCCTAGTCTTATATTTGCGGCTGTGTAGTAGTCTCCGGCGTTCAGCGGCCGATTTGCCACCCCAAACACCGTACATGATTTCGTTATCGAGCGCAAACCTTAGGCATCGTTCCCGTACAGGGCAGTCTGCACAAAACTTTTTTGCTGTGCTAACAAGTCGGCTTTCACCGATCTCAGGGAACCATGATATGCCGTCGCTGGTGTGGCATTTGGCGTTGTCCATCCAATCTGTTTCTTTGTCAACTAACTGGAATGATGCGAGTATTTCCCCCATTGCTTCACTTTCCCCAGGGTCGGAAGCCGTTTCCGCTGGTTTTTTGGGCGTAGTCATAGATTGTTTTGGCGGCTTTAAGGTTTGTTAACGGATCGAATAAGTCTTTACAGTAGTTGATTATCCCCAATGTTTGCAAGTATCCGTTCGGATACCAGCGTGTAGGTAGGCACCATGATCTGTCGTTGATTTGGGTTAAACCTATGTCGGTTGACCCGTCGGCGTTCAGGGTGGTGTTGTGGGCTTGGGTTAGGCACCTTGATTCTCGATGAAGGATGTAATCCAGTTGAGGTAACTGGTCTAGTTCCCAGCCTGCTTCAAGGGCTGCATCCCACCATTGTGGGCATAGGGCTTTAGGTTTGGCTACCGCTACAGGGTCGCGCCAGACGCGCTGTATTGCGTTCTGAGCGACCAAAACAGGGGGTGGGCTGTTAGGTACAGGGGTCTGTTCAGCGAGGCTTGTAACCCCACCTACAGTCAGGGTGACTGTGAGAACGGCGAATAGCCGTGAGAGTGCATCCATTAGATTCTCCTACCTTAGTTGATTGGTTGTGAGTCTTATTTTATAAGGGCTATAAGTTCTGCGAACTCGTTGAGTGTCATCAACACTATCCCGTCAGAGTTACCTTCGGGCATGGCGATCATTGCGAAAGGTCTGATGTCACCCAACGCTTTAGAAGCATCCGATTGCGTTTTCGCCGCACGAAACCTGGTTTCGATAGGGCCGACTTGCGCACCGGCTTTAACTTCAACGCGAAAAAAACCGGACCAATGTTCTTCATGCCGAGAACCTGCGTTACCTGTCGCAGATAAACCCAGTTTGCGTCGGGCATGTCGGGCTTTAGCATCACCTTTAGTTCGATTCCTTTTCCCCCGAGCCGCAGGATCGTTACATCCACGTACCCGTCGCTTACCGTCACGAGATGGGCGACCGAGCAACCCGAACTTCGGACATTCAGGTAGGTTGCATTTGTCCCTGTTGCCTTGACATTCCCCTTTGCGTTCATCGGTCATTGAGGGTCAAGGGTTTCGATGAGTTCCCAAACTTCACCTTTAGTCATCTCGTTCAAATCGTTCAACGGATGCTTCACCGAACCGACAGCCAACTCTAGTTTGGCTTCAGGTGTGTCGAAACCTTTAGAGTTCATTAACGCTTTCAGTTTCGCCAACTGTGTACCACCCACCTTGCTGTCAGGGTTTGATGGTTTCACGTTCGGGTTATGTACCGGTTCTACGGGTGTTGCTTTGAACGTTTCAACTATCGCCTTTTCTGCTTCAGCGTTGGTTAAAGGTTTCGGTTGTTCTTTCATTGACTTGAAAGCGTCACGCAACTTCGCCATGTCCGCTTCTTTTAATCCGATCAACAGTACGCCTGCCTGTTTCGCTACCTCGTTCGGGTCAAGGTTCGCTTCTTTGCAGGCTGCTTTGAATCGGTCAATGTTTTCTTGGCTGACAACACCGGCAGGTTTAGGTGCCGTGGCAGGGTGTTCTTCCCACTCAGACTTTGACCAAAGTGAGAGACAGATACCGAACCGCATAGATGCGTTGCGTAGGAAGTCGCCTACAAGTTCTTTATCTAGATCAGGTTTGTCCGAGCGCACCGAACCGACACCCAACATGGTTTTGCCAAGAATAGTTAGATGCCCCCACATGGTTGCCATGCCGTTTGTTTCGGTGATCGCTGGTCTGCCGTTCACGAACTCGACAGGCGACCAGTTCCACATCGGATCAATGTCAATCAGGATGCGGTTGATTTCTGCGTGACCTACGAAGTCGAGCGTGATGCCGCCTCGTGGCAGTTTGCCGACGATAGACGGATCAGGTACACCGTATGTGCTGAGTATTTCTTTTAGTTCCATTGCTATTCTCCTTTCGTTGCCACACGTAACGTGCGGATGGTTGTTGTTTTCTTAAACTTCTCTACTAACGCTGGGTGTTCTTGTTCAAGTTTCTTTTGATCCAACGATGTGCGTTCAGATGTTTTCCAAGTCAAAGCCAAAGTGCCGTTCAATGTGGCGTACTCGGCTTCACCCATCAGGCCGCATAGTTCTGCTTTGATTCTATCTTCGGTTGCTTCCAGTTCTTTCATCTGTTGTTTAACTTGTTTCAACGCAACGATTTGTTGTTTCATGCTGGAAGGCAGTTCGACTGTGGTGTTGACACCTTGCGGATATTGGGTTGAGATGTGCCGGTAGGCGTACTCTGCGCCGTCAGGCAACATCCCTAAATCTATGGCTGCCAAAAACTTTCGGCAAGCGTCAATGTGTTTCTGTTTCTCATCCGATGAAACCTTTTGTACATGGTGGTGTAGTTCAAGGTCTGAGTCAAAGATCGCCCAATCGATAGAGAAAACGTTTGCGCAGATCGCCTGCTGTATACCTTGCCAATACCAGTAGTCGGGCAGTTTCCCATCCCAACGTTTCCTTGTCGTTTTAACCTCGATGACTTGGCGTTGGTCGGGTTCATCCATGCTCAACGCATCAAGCGTTGACATCAGGCGAACACCATCTTCTTCGTAGCAGTACAACACATCTGGTGTGTACAAAACTTTGTTCAGTCTGTCTGCCGCCCATTTAATGAGTGTCGGTTCAAGCCGGTTGCCTCGGTCCATTGCCGAATTCGGTGCCTCAGGTTGTGGTGGTTCAGGTGCCAACAGTTCTGTTGCCAAGTCTGCCGCAGTTTTGAACGGGTGCGCACCGTGAACTACAGCCGCTACCGATGCTGTGATTTGTGGTTCACCTGATTCGTTTTTCCATCGGGCCGCCAACCAGTCGGCTGTGCCATGTTCAGGTTTAATTCTTGTATACCAGTTCTTATTCACTTGTTCCCCTTTGTTTGGTTTAGTTAGAGCATACGGTGAGGGTGTTGCAAAGTCAAATCAATTTTTGCTTGATCCAAAACTTTTACGTTCTGCACCATAGACACAGGGATATGTGTCACCATCCCTATAGTTTTAAGGTTCGGTACCTCGTCAGGCATATATGAACCGGTGATCGAAATGTACCCTGGCAAACATTCAGGCCACAAGAACCCTACCGACACAACATGGCAGGCTTCAGGTTTGTAGGTTTCTATCTCGATCCAGCCGTTATCGGAATCGTATGCGTCTATCCAATGAACGGACACAAGTGACCACGGGCAGGACATCAGTTTTCCTTTGGGAGATATTCGTAACTGGCGTGGGACATGGACATGATGCGACCGTCACGGGTTATCGCAACCCAAGTCGGGGCGTCAGGGTCGCAGACACATGACGACACTTTCGTTTCATCATGCTCGATGATGGCGTCACAATGTTGGCAGCAAAGTCTCATAACCAGCACACATATTCTGACGTTACACGCCCTTTGATCGGGTCAACGAAATGCAGGCGTTGGCTGGGTTTGCCGACCGCTGCGATGAACGTGCGGGCATACTCGTTGTGGGATTCAGGTGAACCTGTTACGAACACTCGACCACCGTTCGCCATCGTGAGTGCGGTAGGTGTATGAAAATGCCCCATGTAGCAGTCATGGAATGGTTCTACGACACCTGTGGACCATGCCGAAACTTTGCGCAGAATAGAACCGAACGCACCTATTTCGTCACCGTGAACCAACAGAACGTTGTAGTTGCCGATAGCAAAAATTTGGTACCAGTCATCAGACATCTGCCATTTGACATGTTTGATGTCGGCACAGTTGTTTGATGCGATCTGATAGGCCATACGGTCAATGTTGTCGCCGGCTGGCATGTCACCTTTTTTGCCTAGTCTGCCATGATTACCGAACTCGCACACCACTTTGACTGATTCAAAGTTTGTGGCAAGGGTACGGATAGCGGACTCGATGATGCGCACCACGGCAAACATCTGTTCGTATAGATGCGCACCGATCTCGAACTGCTGGCCTGGGAATATGCCTACGCCTTCCACCATGTCGCCACCCAACATGACAACACATTCTTTGACGGGATGGTGGGCGCGTTGTATTTCGGTGAGTTGAATAACT